TCTGCTGGGGTGCTAAACGTGTTTGGAGTCACGGTGCAGGCTTTGATGTCATCATCTGTGAAAATTTATTCCGTAAAATAGGAAAAGCTGTTCCTTGGCAATTTTGGGAAGTTCGCGATACTCGAACTTTGTTTGATCTAGGAATAGATCCAAAACGTCCACCCGTGCTAAAACATCACGCTCTAGAAGATGCCTGGAATCAAGCAGTTGGAGTTCAAAACGTTTTTAAAGCACTAAGAACAGCCAGTTCTGGATTAGACGGAAAATTGTTTATGCCTCTGGCTAATCAAAGATAAATAAAATTCGTAAACTGTACCAAACGGGCAGTTTATAGGGCATAGGGCCCAAACAATTAGATCTTACTTTATAAGGAGATATGTATGTCTAAAATCATCGGTATTGACCTCGGCACCACCAATTCATGCGTGGCAATCGTCGAAAATGGAACTCCCAAAGTCATTGAAAATTCTGAAGGTGCTCGCACTACACCAAGTATTGTTGCCTATACCAACGAAGAAGTTCTAGTTGGCGCCAGTGCAAAACGTCAATCAATCACTAATCCTAAAAATACAATTTATGCAGCTAAACGTCTAATTGGACGCAAGTTCAAAGAACAAGCTGTGCAGAAAGATATTGACCTAATGCCATATGAAATTATGGAAAGTAAAAACGGAGATGCATGGGTTAGAACACAAGGTAAAGAACTAGCACCACCACAGATTTCTGCTGAAGTACTGCGCAAGATGAAGAAGACCGCCGAAGACTATCTTGGCACTACGGTCACTCAGGCAGTTATCACAGTTCCTGCTTACTTCAACGACAGCCAACGACAAGCAACTAAAGATGCTGGACAGATTGCGGGATTAGAAGTTCTGCGTATTATCAACGAGCCCACAGCAGCCGCATTGGCCTACGGTGTTGATAAGCAGGATAAGGCAGATCGTAAAATCGCTGTTTATGACCTGGGTGGCGGCACGTTCGATGTGTCGATTATCGAAATCGCTAATGTCGATGGAGACAAACAAATCGAAGTTCTTTCCACTAACGGAGATACCTTCCTAGGCGGTGAAGACTTTGATCAACGTATTATGGATTACCTTGTTGAAGAATTTAGAAAAGAACAAGGTGTTGATTTAACCAAAGATGTGTTGGCCTTACAAAGATTGAAAGACTCAGCTGAAAAAGCTAAAATCGAACTTTCAAATTCTACACAAACTGAAGTAAATTTACCTTACATCACTGCTGATGCTAGCGGTCCTAAACATTTAGTAGTTAAGCTAACCAAGGCCAAACTAGAAAGCCTGGTGGAGGATCTAATCCAACGCAGCCTTGCTCCTTGTCGCACGGCCATGCAAGATGCAGGTGTTACTGCCACAGACATCGACGAAGTTATTCTTGTTGGCGGCCAAACACGTATGCCTAAGGTACAAGAAGAAGTAGAAAAGCTATTTGGCAAAGCCCCGCGTAAGGATGTGAATCCAGACGAAGCTGTTGCTGTAGGTGCTGCTATCCAAGGCGCTGTGCTAGGCGGAGATAGAACCGATGTTCTTTTATTGGATGTAACTCCACTGAGCTTGGGTATTGAGACCTTGGGTGGTGTTATGGCAAAGATCATTCAAAAGAACACTACCATTCCTACCAAAGGTCAACAGACATTCTCAACAGCTGAAGACAATCAGCCTGCTGTTACTATCAAAGTATTCCAAGGCGAGCGCGAGCTTGTTCAGCACAACAAGCTATTAGGTGAATTTAATCTCGAAGGCATTGCCCCGGCACGTCGAGGACTACCTCAGATCGAAGTTACCTTTGATATTGATGCCAATGGTATTATGAATATCTCTGCCAAAGACAAAAACACAGGTAAAGAAAATAAGATCACTATCAAATCAGATAGCGGTCTGAGCAAAGAACAGATTGAACAAATGATTCAAGATGCTGAAATAAATGCAGAAGCTGATAAAAAAGCTAGAGAACTAATCGATACTAAGAACTCTGCAGAAGCTCAAATTCACGAAGTCAAGAAAGATCTCGAGGAACATCGTAACGAACTTTCTGAATCCGAAATCAACGAATTAGAGTCTGCATTAAAATCAGTGGAAGAATCTCTCAAGAGTGACGACAAGGATAAAATTACCGAAGAATTGAATAAAGTTTATCCTGCAATGAAAACACTGTTAGAAAAGAAGCAATCTAAACAGCAAGCATCTCAGGAAACAGCAGCCAGCGAAGGTCCTACAGATGATAATGTAGTGGATGCTACGTTTACAGAAAAAAAGGAATGAGCGATGGCTGAAGCAGGTAAAGGTAGTAGAGCTCGCCCGTTCAGTGTCGATCAAAAAACTTTCGATTCTAATTGGGATACTATCTTTAAAAAAGAACAATCTGCAATTGAAGAAGTTTCTAAACTAATCGCAGAAGAAACTCTTCAAGAAACAGAAAAAAAGAATTACAGGTCACTCGGGTGAGGATCGGTAATAAGGGCATAGGGCCCAGTTTATCTTACTTTATAAGGAGATCATTATGAATAACGCACTAGCAAGACTTGATGCTATCAACAGAGCACTTATTGGTTTCGACACGATGTTCGATCAAATGGAACGACGCTTCGCTAATAGTGTATCCAATAACTACCCACCACATAACATTCTCAAAACTGGCGAGAATCAATACGAAATCCAGATTGCTGTTACCGGATTTAAGAAAGAAGAAATTTCAGTAACTGTAGAGGATAATGTATTAATCGTTAAAGGAGAAAGCGAAACACCGAACGAAAGTGCAGAAATCGTATATCTACATCGAGGACTGGCTACCAGAGATTTCTGCAAAGAATTTCCTTTGGCTGAACATATCGAAGTAGTAGGTGCAGAGACACAAAACGGAATGCTGTCTATTAAATTGACAAGAAATATTCCAGAGTCTGCCAAACCTAAAGTAATCGATATCGTAGAGGTTAAGTAATAATAGTGGGGGAGAAATCCCCCACTGATACCGGAGCATCGAATGAGCACAGAAATCAAAACAGAAGAAAAAGTTAAAGTTAATTTACAACCTCCTTCTTTATGGAAAGTGGTTTTTTTAAATGATGACCAAACTCCAATGGAATTTGTCATCGAACTTTTGACATCGATTTTCAAACACAAAGAAGATGTGGCCAAGGATCTTACCTTAGAAATCCATAACACAGGTTCTGCTGTAGTAGGGGTTTTCAATTATGAAATCGCTGAACATAAATCAGTAGAATCAACTAAACTTTCTAGACTGAACGGTTTTCCGTTACAGATTAATTTAGAAAGAGAATGATACAAGAAAATTACAAAATAGTTTCTTATCAAAATGTGGGATCGAAAAGATTTGGACATTGGGCGTTGATCAAAGATTACAGAACTCCGGCAGCTACTTTAGGAAGATTAGGTAGATTGGATTTTATCAAAACAATAGAACAGTCCTTCGGAAAATTAGGTGCTAAATGGCAATATCAAAAAAATAACGGAAACACCTTTTTCATTAAATTTGACAACGAAAAAGATCTCTTATTATTGTTATTGAAAATTTCTAAAGTGTAAATAACTCACTATGAGCTTACGAGAAATAACCAAAGACTTGCATTCAGATGCAGAACGCACAGAATTCGCTAAGAAACTTCTAAGCGGATCTATATCCAAAGAAGATTATGCCAACTATCTATGGCAAATGGTTTTGATTTATCAACCTATTGAAATGGGTAACAAAATACTAGGCAATTTCACTAACCTACCGGATATAGAAAGAGCCTGGCCGATTTATCAAGATTTTATTGAACTAGCAGGCAAAGATCATAATTTTAAATGGTTACCTTCTACTATCGAGTATCATAATTATCTACTAGAACTATCCAATGATCCAGAAAGAAAGAATTTAATCAAAGCACATCTTTACTGTCGACATATGGGCGACCTGTACGGAGGTCAGATGATAGCTAAACGTGTACCTGGCCAAGGTCGTTTTTACAAATTTAAAGATCCGGAAAAACTTAAAGAACAGATTCGTGCAGAACTAACAGATGATTTAGGCGACGAAGCTCGCGTAGCCTTTGAATGGGCTATCCGAATTATGAAAGACCTAAATGACGGATCACAAAAGTAATCGAGCCAAAGGCAAGGACAGTTACGACAGTCAAGTCGGTGATTCTCTCGTACAATTTTTTAATAGAAACGTTACCCCTTATCCAACCGAAGTTGGCGGTCCAGCATTTGATCTTATACCTGTCGAAAAACAAAAAGATATAATGGTCAATGTTGCTCGTATGCACGGGCAACAAGAGTATAATCGCATAATGGAGTTGGTGGCTGTGCTCCAAAAACAAGCAGCCAGCATAAAACGTAGATTAGAGATTACAGATCTAGTCCACGCGGCCAAATATCAATTTCAAACCTACCACGGACAGATATATTGGTTAGCATATGATAATAGAAAAGGTGGTACACTTCTTACACTTCATGGTCCTAATGACTGGAGTACCGGAGCACCAGATTGGTATGAATATATCTGCAGAGTAAAATGGTTGGGAGACTACACTTGGATCGAAGTGAACGATCAAGGAGAACCACTTGAACAGTAAAGTATGGGACACCCTAATAGAAATACAACAGCTACTAGAAAATAAATTTTCAGAAACAGGTGTAGAAGCTTTTGAACCTGGCATGGAAAGATTTAATCAGTCGGGTTGGGTAAATCGTGTTTGGAGCAGCGGCAATTATCGCAGAGCCCATATCGATGTAGTCGATTCCCGATCCACAAAGGGTCTCTGGATGATGCACTGCTGCGTCTTTCCGCATACCCATAACCCGGCTCCCATATTTGGCTTTGACGTAATCGCAGGCAAAAACAAGATCACAGGCTGTTTCATAGATTACAGTCCCACAACTGATCGAAATCATCCGATGATAGAATATTTTGCTGAAGAAGTCAGCAGATATGAATGGATTAAAAAACGCGATCTTCCTGATTGGGCACAGCGTATTTTCAGTTCGAGTATGATAGCTGCAGGAAATGTCAGTGATGAACACGAATTAAATCAAATAGAAAATCTAGCACACATACTAATAAACCATTACATAGAAACAGTAGGTGAAACTAACCATAAAGTAGCAGACACTACATTTGAACAGAATTTCTATGCTCAAAATCAAAAGCAAAACCCCCATACACCGCGTGTAATGGTCAGTTTAGGCCTTTCTGAAGAGGATGTTAGGGTGTTTATACAGGATTGTCTATTCCCAGAAATCTGATAAATATTGGCATGAGAGCATTTGAATTAATAACTGAAACTCCGCAGCAAATCAATCAGATCGCCCAAGGTGTGCAAAAACTATCACCAAATACGGACCCACGACTGTTACAAAAACTTCAAGATTTAATAGATCTAGCCATTAATGGCCCAGGAACCAAAACTAAACCCAAAACACCTTCAACATACGGTGCTGTTGCCACCCCATTATCGAATGTAGATGATAGAGATACTAAATCGCATTATAAGGAAATGGCTAAGTTTATGATAGGAAACGGGCTCACTTCAAAAGAGATAAAAGATATTATCTTAAAGTTAGAAGATGACAGCCTTGTGAATTTAAATGCATTGAAAGCAACATCTAGTGATCTTTCAAAGATTATTCCCTACTATAATACATCTGCCGAAGTAGCCCATTATTTTGATGATATGTTGATGTATCAACCAGGACAGCGTATTGGTCCCGGCGAAATTTTATTTTCCACACATAGTAAAAATTTAACTAAAGGAAGCAAAGGTGACCTAACTGTCATCAGCGATAACCGCGAAATAGAAGTCAAGGGCGGAAAAACCGCAGGTAGATTCAGCGATGATGATGTGAAAACAAATATTGCACCATACTCAGCAGAAGTATCAAAATTTTTACAAAAATACGGAAATTTGATTACCGGTGCGGGTAAAAGCGGTTACTCTATGGAACATATAGTAGCAGGAATGAATTCTAATCCAGATAAGGCGGATCAAATAGTTAAAGATGCTGTTGCTACTATAGGAGCATTGTGGGGTTCTAATAACAAATATCTACCTCAGATAGAAGAATCTCTTAAAAGCAAAAATGCAAAAGATGCTTTGTATTATCACGGGCTAGCCAATTTAGAATTATATTTTGGTGCCAAAGCGGCAGGAATGGGTATATTATTCGTTCATGCAGGTAAACGCCCGGCTAGAACAAACTATGCAGATAGTTTAGGAGATTTACTTTCTGTGAGTAATATCAGTGTTAGTGCTGCGTATCCTATTTCTCCAAGACCAGCAGAAGCATTTCCAAAAATATCTGCTATTGCAAAATAATTCTCGCAGCATTAATCCGTCATCGATCCTCAGTAAATAAGGAAGATGTAAGAGTTTTTATTCAAGACTGCCTTTTTCCTGAAATCTAGGGAAAATGCTATATAAATAGAATAAATGGAAATACTGCTACTTTTATTATTTCTTCAGATCAAACATTGGTACGCAGATTTCAAAATCCAAACCTATTTACAGACTGTTAAAAAAGGCGTTTGGTTAGATCCCATTGGCATAAGTCACAGTGCAGATCATGTGTTATGCACATTAGTAGCTTTATTATTGTTCAGCCTAATACATCCATTATCGGGATTGGCAATTTTAATAATCGCATTTGTTGAAGGAATTTTACATTACATAATAGATTTTGTAAAAGTAAAATATGGTTGTAAAGACAACACTAAGCCACAATTTTGGAATCAATTTGGTTTAGATCAACTTGCACATCAGGCCACCTATCTAGGTATCGCTTACATTCTATTGGTTTAACTCATACTATTATCGGAATTACCGGTTCACTAAATAATTAGGTAACCGGGAGCGAACCGATGAAGAAAACGTTAGTATCTTTAGGGATATTTTTATCCTTATCGACAGCAGGACAAGCTGCCGAACTTGTCCATCAATTCAACAGTCCTTCCTTTTCAGGCATTGGGTTTTCAAGTCATGCCTTAACTATCTACAGTCAAGAACTAAGTCGAAAACTTGCAATTGCCGCAGAGAAAAAAGCCGATGAATTGAAAGCAGAAAACGATGCTAAAAACACCACAATGGCCAAGTTTGTGGCAAACTTAGAAAGTCGTGTTTACAATGAACTAGCAAGACAGATAACTGAAAAATTATTTGAGGGCCAGGGAACTCAAGCCACCGGAACATTTGTATTCAATGGCGGAACAATCACATACACCAAAGCAGGTAATATGATTGAAATAACCATTAGAGATGCTAACGGTAATGTTACTACGATGACCGTACCAATAGGAGACTTCGGATGGCTAGTACCATAACAAAAATAACACCTATAGTACTGGCTATTTTATTAGCAGGTTGCGGAACGATGGGAAATGCTGTAAGAAGTTTTGAAGATCCTGTAGTCATCGCACCTAAACTTAAGAATGAAGTAAAACTTCCAGAACCTTCTACAGGCGCTATCACTGTAGCAGTTTATAATTTTAGGGATATGACCGGACAAAGAAAATCTAGCCAGGTCATTGCTAGCCTTAGTTCTGCTGTCACACAAGGTGCAGATGCTTATCTTGTTAAAAGTTTACAAGATGTTGGAAGCGGCAAATGGTTCAAAGTTTTAGAAAGAGGCGGATTAGATAATCTTGTAAAAGAACGTCAGTTAATTCGTCAAATGAGAGAACTTTATCAAGGAGATAAAGCACAGCCTTTACCTCCTATGTTGTTCGCTGGAATACTTGTAGAAGGTGGTATTATTGGCTACGATTCTAATACAATGAGCGGAGGTAGTGGCGCTAGATTATTAGGTATTGGTGCTACAACACAGTATCAACAAGACGAAGTAACTGTTAGTTTAAGAGCAGTTTCTGTGGCTACCGGAGAAGTCTTAGTAGTTGTTAATACTAATAAAAAAGTTATTAGTTTTATGGATAAACTAGGAGTTCTTAGATTTTACGATGCAGGAACACAGGCTTTAGAAATAGAAACAGGGTCAGCAACTAACGAATCAATGAACAAGGCAGTACAATTAGCCATTCATGCTGCTGTTATCGAGATGATCAATGATGGTGTTAGAAAAGGACACTGGGCCTTTAAGTCTGAAACGGTCGCTGTAAAAAACGAGGAGAAGAAAAATGAGTTGGTTCAAACGAACTCCGCACCTTCGGAAACCCCGAAAACAGAAACTCCACAAGAGCAGTCTGTTGAGAGACAAGAAGCAGTTGGAACAAAGTGAGAAAATAAAGATTATAGATACACAGGCAAAAAGTAAGGCTTAGATTAGTTAAAAATAAAATAACAAGGTATAATAAAATACCAAGGAGCGAAAAATGTTAAAAAATTCTAGAAGTGGTTTCGCCTTTGTAATAGCGGCCGTGTTCTGGGGTTCAGGCGCCTACGCAAACAATGGGGTTTACATTGAACAAGTCGGATCAACCAACACGGTTACGATAACACAAATAGGTGCTAATAATAGAGTAGGAAACAGCGGATTAAATCAACAAAGTAAAATCACAGGTTCTACAAATACTCTAACTGCATCACAAACTGGCGACGGAAATATTATTGATTATACAGTAGTAGGTAGTAGCAATACTATCAGCAAGACTGTTGTCGGTGATACAAATCAGATTACTTTTGTTTGCGGTGACGGAACAACAGGTTGTACTAATGTCACTAGTACTATGAATATTACAGGTGATCTTAATATTGTTACCAGTACTATTAAAGGATCAAATATTAGTAATCTTTTAAATATTACCGGTGACAGCAATACTGTAACACAAACTATTACAACTAATAATAGTTCTAGCACGATTACAATATTAGGAGACTCTAACACATTTACTTCAACTATGAGTGGTGCCAGTGCAGGTAGCGGACATACATTAGTAGCCAGTGTGACAGGAACTTCTAACACACATACTGTGACTCAGTCCGGAACTGTTAATACAACAGTGAATATTACAACCAATGGCAACAGTAACAATGTAAACGTTTCTACAGGTAATTAATGAAAACGGTATGGCTGCTTGTCAGCATGTTATTTTGCACTGGAGTTCAAGCAAACATAGGAAATTTGACTGAACTCCAGGGCACAGCCATTGAAATAAAAAGAAAAAATCAATCAATCAAAGCACAAGATAAAAGCATCGTTGAATCGATGGATACTGTTATAGTTGGTTCAAAAACTAGCACAGGCATTACATTTATAGATAATACCAAAGTAAAAATCACAGAAAACTCAAGATTAGTTATAGATGATTTTGTCTTTGATCCAAATATCAAAGACGCTGGAAAACTAGGAATGAAAGTTGCTCTAGGTACAGTTAGGTATGCCAGCGGTCAGGTAGCAAAAAATAATCCACAAAATGTTAACATCAAAACTCCTACGGCATCTATTGCCGTAAGAGGAACCGATTTTGCCATGACCGTAGATGAAGTAGGAAGAAGTCTTGTAGTTTTACTTCCTAGTTGCGATGATGAATCTAGATTAGTAACTCATACACAAATATCCGGAAATTGCACTGTGGGTGCAATTGAAGTTGAAACTCTTGGAGGAAGCGTATCGCTGAGAGAAGCCTACACCGCTACTTATGTTACTGATGCGCAACAACCTCCACTCCCACCTGTAAAGGTTGATCCTGCAGTTGTAAGCAATGACAGCAACTTGAAAAAACCCGAATCTATTCTAAAATCTGAAACAGAAAGAGATGATAAAAAAGATCGAGACAAGGATAAAAGCAGAACCAATGATGATGAAAAGAAAACCTCTAGAGAAAGTAGTGATAAAAATGCGGTCTCTAGACTAGCACAGGCCCATGAAGAAACAAAGTTAATAGGTTTGAACGCAGGAGCCAACGGAGCATTAGGCGACCCTAGGTCTAATCCCTGTTGGCCTTTTAATGACTGCGGCAACGAAAAAGGTCTAAATTGGTATTATAGAAAAGACGACGATCGAGGCAATACAATAGTAATTAGAAGTGGTGAAAAGATGGACAACACTACCTATAGTATTTCTATTAATTCTAACGATATTGAGACTAAAACAGTAGGCGATGGATCTAACAAAGTAACAGTAAGGATCTGGAACCGATGAACAAATTTAAACTTTGGCTTGATGCAGCCATCATCTTATTTCTTTTGATACTTCTCAGCCCTAAGACTTGGGCTGCTCTTACAGATATACAATTTGGTCGATACCAGATAGCAGATAGTCAATGGAATGTAAGTGCTTGTTTGAACACCACGACCTGCCAGATCTACAGTAAGAATCCAGGTGTGATGTATAAGATACCCTGGACCAGTGGACAATGGTCGTGGCAAGCAGGACAGTATGTGAAATTCAGTCTTTCTGGCAATGCCAGTTTTCCCTATGAAGGCAAAGTCTACAACAGCGACGGAAGTGTGGCTGGAACCATTGGCCTAGGTAAAATCGTCAATATGGGTCCTGATTATTTCTTTTTCGTAGGCAGCGACAACGACACCGGTCAACTTTTTAGTGGCAGTTCAGGTATGAACAACACAGCCGGTGTATCTTGGACCGGCACATTGAATCCCACCACAGCGCAGGCCAACACCTATGCTGATGCCAATTACTCAACTGTACCACTAAGTCAGGGTCAAACTGCCACACAAACGCCCAGCAATTCTACTCCTAGCCCTGTGCCCACTGCCATCTACAACAACAGCAGTAATGTTTGGATCACCAATCATTATCCTACCAGTAATAATAGTCCTGCAGGCGAAGGTGCCGCTAACGCATTTGACAACAACCCCTATACCAAATATCTAAACTTTGACAAGTACAATGCTGGAGTGACTGTGAAATTAAATGAGGGTCGTATTGTCACAGGATTTACTTTAACCACCGCCAACGATTTTCCAGGTAGAGATCCTACCAGTTACAAATTATATGGTAGTAATAATGGTACTACTTGGACGCTGATACAAGACGGTAATCTAAATCTCAGCGACAGTAGATATAATACCAGCGCAATGATCACCGTGACCAATTCTACATCATATATCTATTACTACATATTCTTCCCTACAACCAAAGCAGGAGATGGTTGCGGATTAAACTGCGACTCGATGCAGATAGCAGAAATAACTTTTTACTATGACTATAATAATGCAACGACATCTGCAGACGCAGGTTCCGGCTCAGTGTCTAATCCCGGCAGTTTCTGCTGCGGTGGAACTAATGCACCGTTTAATGCTGACACACAATTTACTAATAGAGTTACAACATTCCAGAACAGACCACTACAGGATACTAAGGTTATCATTACACAAATAGGTAACAATAATTCTGCTACGGTTATACAAAGCGGAACAAAAAATAACTATAGTGAAATTTATGTCAGCGGAAGCAATAATACAACCAATACTACACAAACCAGTACCAGTGCCAGTGCTACAAACTATATAGAACTAGATGTTATAGGCAGTTCTAATACTGTAAATCTTACACAGAGCAGTACCGGAGGTACCAAAGGAATAATGGCTACTATCGATAATACAGCTAATAGTCTAACTATAAATCAAAGCGGCAGCGGTAATCACTATTCAGAAATTAATCTAAGCGGCGGAAATAAAACTGTCAATCTAACACAGAGCGGAAGTGCTGCACACATGGCCAATATAACACTAAGTGGCGGAACTACTTCTATCACAACATCACAATCTGGTAGCACTCAGCAGCATTATTCAATCAATTACAACTGCGCCCAGATCAGCTGCGCTGCAATCACTGTAACACAGGGGCAATAATTCTCTCACTAAATAGCTGTGTTTTTTTAAGGACAAGCTATGATATTAGAAATAATGATGTGGGGATTCTTTTCTGCCTGGGGTTGGTTTGGTGCTAGTTATATCAAGGACCGAGTATGGCCTCCCGAACCTGTTCCACAGGTACAGACAGAAAAGCAGGATAAGCAACAAAATTGATGCTGACTTATCTGATCACGTTTCTTGCAATTTTTGTAACAGATATAATCTATGTATGTTTTGTGAATTCTATTCAAAACAACAAACCGCTAACTGCCAGTTTCTGGTCAGCATTTGTAACATTCACTGCCAGTGTTGCTGTAATAAATTATACACAAGATAACATGGCTCTTATACCTGCACTGATGGGGGCATTTTCAGGAACATATGCAGGTATGTTGATCAAAGACAGATTCAAAAATAAATAGTGTTTTAAGGAGTATGCCATGCGTCTGTATTCCGTGGCGTTCCTATTCTGCCTAACTAGCTCTATAGCCAACGCTCAATTTAGATATGATTACCCTGTATTGTGTGATTCCACACAAACAGTGATAGAGAGTCTAAATAAAAATTATCAAGAAAAACTAAGTTGGGCCGGAAACCACGATAATGACGGCTCAGTATACAGTCTATGGGTTGATCTCAAGGGCAACAGCTGGACTCTTTTAAAAAGTAATAAAGAGTTTGCCTGTATCCTTGGAGTGGGCAACAATTCTAAATTTATTTTTGAGAAGATTTAACTAGCTAATCACCTCAAATAGTTAGTTAAATACTCAATGATGAAAAAAATACTCTTAAGTCCTTGGACTGCTATTATAACATTGGCACTTATAGTAAGTATAAGAATAGCCGATCCTGTCTTTGTAGAAAGTATAAGATTAAGATATTTTGACACACTCATAGTCAACAAAATTCCCACAGAAAATAACATTGTCACGGTAAACATAGATGAAAATGCTCTAGACAAATACGGACAATGGCCATTTAACCGTGAAATATATGCAGCACTTATAGAAAATCTTTATCTAAGAAATGCTGGGCTAGTGGTTTTCAATGTGCTGATGACAGAAAAGGATAGACAAGGCGGAGATCGAGCTCTAGCAGACACACTGTCTAGGTACCCTGTGATACTGCCTAATATGCCTGCGGATAGAAATAAAAACGAAGCAAAGCAACCAGGAACCGCAGTCATAGGATCAGACTATCAGGATAGAATAATTCAATATCCTGGTATCATGGCCAATATCGCTAGCATAGAACAAAAGGCTGCTGGCGTGGGCGTAGTCAATACTCTACCAGAAGTGGATGGTGTTAATCGTAGGATGCCTTTATTGGTAGCTGTAGACGGTAAGATATATCCTAGCTTGGCCATGGAAGCTCTGCGTGTGGCGGCACAGGATTCAACTGTTCAAATTAAATTGAACGACAACGGCGTAGAAAAAATGCGTATACCCAAGTTTGGTCCTATCAGCACAGACAATCTAGGTCGTGTGTGGATTGACTGGAGCCAACAATCTAAAAGTGTGTCGATGACAGAACTACCAAAAGATTTTGGGGGTGCTGTGGTAATAGTGGGAGTAGCAGCAGCAGGGTTAGGTAATCCTGTGCCCACAGCAGTGGGTAGTGTTTGGCCGCACGAAGTACAGGCCGCTGTGCTAGGTACTATGTTTAACGGTGTTACTATACAAAGACCCGACTATGCAGATGGTCTTGAAATTTTAATACTGGCAGTGGCGGGTGTATTATTAATTTTCTTAACGAGGTATGTGTATGCAGGTTTGGCAACAACGATTATTATCGTGGCTGGTAGTGCTGTTGGCAGTTGGCTTATGTTCGATTTCAATCTATGGTTACTTGACGCTACTGCCCCTGCAGTTGGCCTACTCTTGGTCGCTCTGCATGCCTACGGTATCAAGTTCGTCTCAGAGTTCTTACAGAAGCAGGCCATAAAGAAACAGTTCGCTGGCTATTGTTCTCCAGAAGTCGTGAGACTGTTACAAGAGAATCCAGATTTAATCAAGAAAGGTGTTAAAAAAGATGTATCAGTTATGTTCAGCGATCTACGTGGATTCACCCCAATTGGGGAACACTTTGATAAACCAGGTAATGGTGGACCAGAAGGACTAGCCAAATATATGAACGGCTACATGGATGCTATTACTATTCCTATCATCAATGCCAACGGTATGGTCATCAAGTATGTAGGCGATGCTAGTATGCACATGCATGGTGCTCCGTTGGATGATCCCAATCATGCTCATACTATCGTCAAAGTTGGTTTAGAAATGTTAGATGCTGTGCAGACGTTTACTAAAGAAAAAGAAGCACTAGGCTTACCTCCTGCCGCGATGGGCTGGGGTTGCAATACCGGTGATGGATATATTGGTGAGATGGGTTCGACTGCTAGGCACGGATATGATATCTTAGGCGATATGGTTTCAACTGCTGCACGACTAGAAGCACGTTGTAAGGCCTATGGTGTGTTGGCCATCATCGGAGCAGAAACATACAATAGAACAGCCAACGATTTCTTCTACCTATACTTGGATAACCTACAACCAAAAGGCAAGACAGTAGCGGACAGCATCTACACTGTGCTAAGAATCAGAGGCAATGAAACAGCCTACTATAAGTCACTGGAAACACACAATAAGATGCATCAACTATACAAAGAAAAACAATTTGATGCGGCTAAAATTCTCTGCGGAGAATTAAAAGGTTCCTTCGACGGCCAGATGGACAAGTATTACAAGATGTGGATTGAACGCTGTGACTTTATGAAACAGCAAGATCTAGGTCCTGACTGGAATGGCGAATTTATCGCTCACGAAAAATGATATATACTCCTCTAGATTGGTGGATTGACTATTCTGTGTGGCTGATGCTACAATATTAGTTCATGGCCCCGGCACAGATGATCAGCGTCAACGACGATATGGCTAAGTTTATACAAACTTTTAGCCTAAATGGTATTAAGTCTTTTAATATTTGCAAACCATGTTGAGATTTTTTTCTTTTATTTTATTAGTATCGCTGTCTTTCAGCACTCAGGCCAAAGATATTACAGCTACCGCATGGCTAGTGGCCAACGGCGATGGGGATATCATTCAAAGTGAAAACATGCACGAGCGTCGTAGTATCGCCAGCATAACCAAATTAATGACTGTTATGGTAATTTTAGATGCCAAACAGGATTTGGATCAATTCTTCAAACCCTATACGAGAAAAGAATTGATACAGTTAGCCATAGTGCATTCCGATAACAGAGCTTCCGAAGCATTATGTAACCATTATCACGGAGGACGTACTGCCTGTGTGAACGCTATGAATGCCAAAGCAAAGTATCTCGGCATGTTAGATACCAGTTTTGTTGATCCTACAGGATTGGGGGTAATGAATTCTAGTACAGCCTACGATCTAATAAAATTAGTCAAGGCTGCAGAACACTACGAAGAAATAGTAGCGGCCAGTAACATGTCTGTGGTGAAGATTCCTTACAAGAAGAAAAAGTATCTGGTTTTCAAAAATACCAATCCGTTAGTGGCACATAAAGATTTTATTATCAGCAAGACAGGTTATATCAGAGCATCGGGCGGATGTATTGTAATGATGCTGGATACAAAAATAGGACGACGTATTGTCGTCCTATTGAATAGTAAAAATACTAAGACTCGAATTCCCGAAGCCTATAAGTTGGCCAGCAGTTATTAGACTTTTTTGTCATCTATGTGAGCAGCTTCGTCGAATTTTTTATTGGCTTCGTTGTCGACTTTGACCTGTTCTAAAACACGCTCACTTTCAATAATTTTACCACGTAGATGTAGTGTTGTATTAACTTTTTGTTGTAATCGAATAAGATCATTGTCTAACATACGGATACGATCGATCAGGGCTATTAGAGTTGTATTTGCTTCGCTGAGTACTGGTTTAACTTCCTTTGTGGCCCATTCCCATACGTAAAAGATGAGATATCCCATGCCGCCTGCGGCGACTATGGGAAAACCATATTTGTTGACTAATTCTACTGGATCCATTTATTTCCCCTTATAAATTTTTGAAAGGTGATGGCTTTGATACTTTTTCCGCTTTGTCGTGATAATAATTCCATGCACTCATTGTCTGTCGTTTTTTAGAATCATTCAATTCTCTTTCTACTTCTCTCAAAGTTAGAAAAGAATAAATGGCAAACAATAATGCTATCACGGCCACGGTATAGGTCAATCCAAATAGTATTAAAGTAGAATCCATTATCCGATCAACGGTCTAATAGATTGTTCCAACGGTCTCCATGCCCACTCGTATCCTACAACGAGACCAACGAAAAATCCTAAGACCACTCCTATAACTAGAGATTTATATAAATCTCTGTCTCTCCAAATTGGTTGTTCTTTGAGATACTTCTGCATCTGTGGAGATAACGAATCCCACCAGGCTTCATTCTTGTTCATTTTTATCCGCTCCTTCTAGTATGAACTGCTGAACATTTCCTACTTTTCTTAATATCTGCCTTCCGTTTATGTTGATTAACTGAAAATAATCTCCGCTTTTCCAGCCCAGCTTGTCGCTGTTAAATTCTTCATCAAGAAGGATTCCTCTTTCACTACAATCCCAGGTATAATCAACATATAACATTTTTATTCCTTAAAAAATCCCCACGGATCCCAAACTTTTTTTGTTTGTGTTTTAGGCTCGTGGTAATAATACACTGCTGCTAAAATCAAAACCAAGCACTCTAAGAGATAAAATACCAAAAAAGACTCAAATAGAAGACCAGCTTCCATAATCAGTCTCTTCTAGCATCATTTTTTCCATCGGCACGAGCAATACGATCTACATCGGGCCTAAGACCTAATGCATTCGAAACTACTGTGTCGATGCGAATCACATCGTGATTCATGGTTTTGACTCGATTATCCAGTGCGTTAATAATACCAGCCATACCTTTTACACTAGATGTAACACCAGCCAAAATAAATTTGAGCGTTAGGAATACAAAGTATCCTGCCCCCATTGCAGCCGCGATTGGAAAGCCCAATTCTGCGACCAGTTTGAAAAAATCTCCCATCGTTTCGCCCCCGGGTTTATATACATGTATTTAACTGATTGACTTTTCAATTAAGTGGTGCTATAATATACATACTTTTCTAAGAAAGAGAAATTATGCGTATCCAAATTGTTTCCGATCTGCATTTAGAGTTTTCGGATTATTTCATAAAAAATGAAAACAATGCTGACGTCTTAATACTCGGCGGTGATATTATGCTGGCTGAAAAAATTCTTCTGCCAGAAAGTGAGCTTGGAATCCGTTTTAGAGACTTTTTAAAGAGAGTAAGTTTTCAGTTCCCTCACGTGATTTATATCGCAGGTAATCACGAATTCTATGGCGGATATTGGTCTAAGAGTATAGACAAGCTTCGTGCTGCCTGCGCAGTTCACGATAATGTCTATTTCTTAGAAAGAGATACCAAAATCATCAACGATGTAGTTTTTGTTGGCGGAACCCTTTGGACAGATATGAACAAAGGTGATCCTCTGACACTTCACGCCGTTCGTGATATGATGAACGATTTTCGTGCTATCACGGATGATAACTTGGGCTATACAAAATTAAAGCCTGTAGAAACTGCTAAACGACATCGTGATACCGTAGATTATATAAAACTGGTAGTAAAAGAAAATCCAGATAAAAAGGTAGTGGTAGTTGGTCACCACACTCCTTCTTATCAGAGCTGCCACGAAATGTACAGAAGTGATCACGTAATGAACGGTGCATATCACAGTGATCTCACAGACATAATGTTAGATCATCCTCAGATAAAACTGTGGACGCACGGTCATACACATCATCCATTTGACTACTCAGTCGGTGATTGCCGTGTTATCTGTAATCCCAGAGGCTATGAACAGACCAGTGGGTGGAGTGAGGATACTGGTTGGAACCCTAACTTAACGGTGGAAATATGAACGATAAACAAAAGTTTCTAGAAGATCTAAAAACAGGTGTGCGTTCTGTGGTTATCAATGACTGCTATGGTGGCTTTGGATTAAGTTCTAAAGCTATCGATGAGTATCGTCGTTTGGCCTGTATCACCGATCCTGAATTTTACGATAGGGAAATCGCTAGAGATGATCCCTATCTAGTAAAAATCGTCAAGCAACTAGGAATGGGAGCCAACGGTCCCCATTCCAATCTTAAAATAGTGGAGATCCCTGGTGATGTTGAATGGATCATACAAGAATATGATGGTGCAGAATGGGTAGCGGAAGCACACAGGACCTGGAGTTAATCACTAAGGTTTCTTTTGGCAAAGACAGATATCATGAACAAGAGGACATGATACGTTGGTGTCAAAAGAATCTCGGAACCGGTGGTTGGCAATGTTCTCTGGTCTTAGGTGATAATCGCTGGCGGGTCGATTCAATGTTTGGAAGTACCCAGTTCTGGTTTAAAGAAGAACGAGATTATCTATTGTTTTCTCTGAGGTGGATGTGATTAAAATCAGCTTTGACAAACTACAGGCAGAACACAAGAAAGAAATGGTCCGATGGTGTGTGCAGAGATTTGGACACAGCGAACCAGATCCTCGTGGACTTGTAGGAGACAAGCGATGGACCTATGACAGTGTAGGTCCTAGACTATTCTTCTTCTTCAACAATGATTACGATCATGTGATGTTCGCACTGAGGTGGATGTGAGAGTACTTTAAAAAATCAATATGGCCGCAAACCTAGAAGAAGAAATCGCCAATGAGTTAGCCAGTGGCATGCAGAGTGAAATGGATTTTCACATACTATCAGACATGCTGGTACAACTAGGATGGAAGAAAGTAGTTCTTACTAGATTCTTCAGTCGCAAACATTCTGTAGACATTTTGATGTGGTGCGAAGAACATATCAAACATCCTTTTGAGCATAGAGGTACCACCTTTGTTTTTGAAAACAAAGGAGACGCTGTGAACTTTACATTAAAATGGACATAAAATACAAAATCGTAGGAGACAGAGTCGAAGAAATTCGCGGAGTAACTGTTTATGAATTTAAAGTAGGCGATGTTGACGATCCGGAAATATACGCTGCCCAACCTATATGGGAATGGCAACAGAGTGAACGAGGACAATGGGTAATGAAAAATGCCTATGAAGTTCCTGTGTACTATCATCAGGCAGATTTTGCCGATATGGGACATAAGTACGTAATAAGAGCAAAATTTATGGGACCAGCATTGACAGAATGGTTGTTAAAGTATGGCAAGTAAAGAATATCCAAAATTATTTGCCAATATGGCCCATAAACAAGTAGGGGCAATTTTATTGGAACACGAAAGATTGATGCAGATCCTTGAATCTTATCATGTGGTGAGATTAATCAATGATGATGACTTTGCAGAAAAATTGACCTGGTGTATGGAGCATTGCCAAAGTAAATTTCGAGACATAAAAGAATCTAGTTGTCGAGCTTGGTATTTCCAAAACGAGCAAGATGCTAGTATGTTTGCTATGAGATGGGCATGAGATATAATCAAATATGGATCGATGAAATGACCGAACTACCCAATACCAAAATTTATTGGATAGATACTGCTAGGCGATATGCACTATCAGCAAGAATGCGGGTAATTTCTGCAGATAATGAAAATCATTTTGTCACAGGACTCAGCGAAAAAGACATAGATCCAATACAACAATGGTGTGAAGAACACAACTGCGGCCGCCGATTAAGTTTTGATACTTTTCAATTTAAAAATAAAAAAGAAATTACTATGTTTCTGCTGAGGTGGGGATGATAGCCAAAATACTAATATGGTGTTATATAATCTTTGTAGTTCCGCCATTAGCGATTATTATGGTTAGTTTAGCCTATGGCGGTGTGGTAGAAATATCAAAATCATTGACAAAACCTCATTGACTTTCTTAAGAAGATATGCTATAATAGTGTATCATTAATTGAAATAGCGAGTGTATTATGCCCAGAGAAAGAGCAAAACTCACTGACAAACAAGAACGTATCCTAGTACAGGCTCAACTAATGGGTTTGACTCCCAGCGATATGACTAAAATTTCTAACAGATTGGTAGCTCTACAAAAAGAAGCTGACGATATGCGAGAGATCGCTGATACTATCGAAGGCTACAGTTGGAGTAAAGATGAAAAGAATCATTGGACTATTCGTACATCCGATGGTTATGTCTGCAAGTTTGTCAAAGGCAAAACTGGTCGCAGTCAGTACTATGATACTTCTTGGGACTACAATGTTACCATTTCTAAACCAGGTACTGCGTTTAAAACCCGCTATCTACAAAAGAAGTCTGTAAACTTAAAGCACGATTGGCGAAGCAAACTCTGTCCTGAAAACAGTAAAGAACTCTACGGTTTGGTCCGTTTTCTTAAAGCACATTTGAATTGGTTGATTTCAAAATGAAACGAGAACTAGACGAACTGCTGTGTGAACGCTATCCTAAGATTTTCAAGGATAGACACGCTCCTATGGCAGAAACTGCTATGTGTTGGGGATTTGAATGCGGAGATGGTTGGTTTAATATCATCAATCAGCTCTGCTCAAATATCCAGCATCACGTTGATTGGAAGCAAGAGCAGAAAGAAAAGTATGGACGTGGGGAAGGCTGCTCGCAGGTCATAGCCATGCAGGTCAAAGAAAAGTTTGGTACACTGCGTTTTTATACCAGTGGCGTTGACGATACTATCTATGGTATGATCCGTATGGCTGAAAGTATGAGTGCAGTGACCTGCGAAGAATGTGGTAGTCCTGGTCAGATACGTGGTCGAGGTTGGATCTATACTGCCTGTGATGCACACGCTAAAGAAGAAGATCTCATCGACGAAGATCAGCGCCAACGAGAAATGAAACAGTCAGGGCTCGAAGAATGAAGATTGGTTTTAGTTTTGGTCGTTGTGTTCGTGATATCGTCAACGGCGAAGTCAGCATCGACGATGTGGCATTCCTCATCACTGCCACCCGTATCAGAGATCAAGAACATATTGCGCAGGTCATCGGCACATATATGGATGAATCTACCTACCTAATGGGTCTAGACTACGATCAATGTTTAGCAGTAGCATTGGCACTGTGGAATACCAATCGTGTGCTACAGCCCAGAGCACAGGGTATGCATCGTCATATGCAACCTGAGAGTTCAATCTGGGTCGATATTTTCCCCACAGCTCTCAGTGATAACGAGTCTGTCAAGACAGCCTGGGATGCATATAGATTTATGCTACATATGGTAGAGAATGTAGACACGGAGGCTACGGAAGTTTTTAAAACATAGGAGGGTGTATGGAAATAAAAAACGGATCAAGATGGTGGAGTGGACAGGGCAGAGTTTTTGTTGTTATAGGAACTATGATAGTAGAAGGCAAAGATTGGGTCTACTACAGAATGGAACAACCTGTTGACGATCAGCCTAAAGAATATAGCTGTTATCAAGAAAGCTTTTTGAGTAGATTTACTCCCTTACCCGAATGATAAATCTACGGTTTGAAATTCAAAATCCCTGGAGCCGAGATAGATTTAAAAATCTAGGTTCCATTTTTGGTAAAATCACCCAAAATAAAAGTTGGGAATTAGAACACACTTTTTACGACGGAATGATTTTAGACGCAGAATGTAAGTTCACTACCAAACAAGATCACGCAGGTTTAGAACTTGTTTTAGGCATTTTGGGCTACGGAGTGTGTTTTAGGATATACGATAACAGACATTGGGATTATGAAAACGGTCGCTGGAATTAACTGATGCTATAATATATGATAAGTAATAGTGAATCCAGAGGAGCAAACGTGACCAAAAAAGCAGATGATTTTAATGCGGAAGATCGCGTCAACATTAAATTACTCGAAAGCAACATACATTATCTTTTTGGGGAAATTGAAGAGAGCAATATTTCAGAATGCATCAAATGGATTTTATACGAAAATCTAGATGCCAAAGAAAAAGTTCTTACTCTGTACATAAACTCAACGGGCGGTAATCTCTACGAAGCATTTGCACTGATCGATGTGATTAGAAATAGTCGTCATTCTGTAAGAACTATAGCCCTGGGTTCAGTGATGAGTGCAGCATTTTTAATCTTTGCAGCAGGAACCAAAGGCGAAAGATATGCTGCCAGAAATACCAGTTTTATGTGTCATCAATTCAGCGAAACTATGAGTGACAAATATCATGATCTCAAAGCGACCATGAAAGAAAATGATATCTGTAATGAAAAAATGGTAGTGATATTGAAAGAAGCCACCGGATTAGCTGCCGGCGTGATCAAGAAAAAATTGCTGCCACCGTCTGATGTTTATCTGACAGCAGAAGAATGTGTAGATCTTAATGTGGCAGACCATATTACCTAAGGATTTTTTATGAATGTAGTTACACTTGATCCAAAAGCTAAAAAAGATGAAGAAAGAAAAATCTCGATGCTAGAAGTGTTGCGAGAAATGCAACGACAGATCGAGGAAGGAAAGATAAAAGAATTCGTAGCCTGTTCGATGGATGACTGCGGCGAAGCACAGGTTCACGCCAGTTGTCTTGATCTCGTAGGCGGAGTAGGTATGTTCGAAGTTGGTAAGCACTTACTAATCGAATCTGATAAACTGTTGTAAAAATGCCACATTATCTGGGTATTTTTAGTTGACATATAAATAAACAGACAATACAATTAGTGCATAGTTAAATTGTCTTGCAAAACAAGCAACAGAGCTTGTAATCAATTTTACCAAAAGTGGTTGACAGCGAGACTAAATAACTATACAATAGACATATGCGTTAGAGATAGCGCATAATTTAAAGGAAAAAACAAAGCAAATGAACACAGTAAGATCGTTATCAAGACATTATTGTATAGCCAAACAGGTAGGCATGTCCATCTCTTGGTCTGCGATTAGTCTCTTTAATAATGATCGTACACCAGAGCTATATCCGGGGTCCGTGGAGGCTGTGAGTTAAGCAAAAAGTAACTCAAACCACAAAAGGACCCCAGGACTAAAAACCCTGGGGTTTTTGTTTATATAAGGAGAAATATGTATTTGAACGAAAAAGAATTTAATCAGTTGAGTCAACACATAGTTGAACAGGCTTACGCTTCTGCTAGTCAGGTACTAGATGAAGAACAGAAACGCAAACTTATTCAAGATAAGATCGATAGAGCCCGTGTTTTATACGAAGCTCAACAAATGAGTCCAGTCTACGAAGACTAAGACTCAAGTGTGGATAGGGAACGAGGTCCTAGCGACACACTGTAATAAAAACGTAAACGGGCGGCCTAGTGGATGGAATCCCTCTTGTGGGACTAAAAAAACTAGCGTAATTAAGCATTCACCATTCGCCCTGCGACGGCGTCTAAAATCATAAAGGAGAATGCTTAATTACACACTCTCCTTACTGCCTTGTAAGCGGTTGACAGACATAGTCGGAGAGTGTTACAAATTTTGGATCCTGTTCCCAACGGCAGACTGTAAATCTGTTGCCTTGATATGTTGGGTGGCTGGCGATTAGGTTCGATTCCTTCAGGGTCCACCAAATTTGGTCTCAAGGTGTTCATGGACGCATACCGGCTTGTCACGCCGAAGGAGGGGGATCGTTACCCCCTGGGACCGCCAAAGTTTTATTCCGAGATAGCACAGCGGTAGTGCAGTTGGCTGTTAACCAATTGGTCGTAGGTTCGATCCCTACTCTCGGAGCCAAATAATGCACGGTTCGTCTATCGGTAAGGACGCTGCCCTTTCAAGGCGGAAAGACGAGTTCGATTCTCGTACCGTGTACCATGCGGGTGTAGCTCAGTTGGTAGAGCGTAACTTTGCCAAAGTTAAGGTCGACAGTTCGAGACTGTTCACCCGCTCCAAGTTTTGCCTCTGTAGCTTAATGGTAAAGAAACGAGCTTATACCTCGTCAAAGCACCGGCCAGATAAGCCGGCGTGTGCAGGTTCGAGTCCTGCCAGAGGCACCAATATGTATCCTTAGTGTAACGGCAGCATTACAGTCTCCAAAACTGTCGGTGGGGGTTCAAATCCCTCAGGGTACGCCAAACAATGCACAGGTGGCAGAGTGGCCCAATGCAAGGGACTGCAAATCCCTAAAACCGTGAGTTCAAATCTCACCCTGTGCTCCAGTATGCCCCTCTAGCCCAATTGGTATGAGGCGTCTCTCTCAAAAGGAGAATCGTGTCGGTTCGAATCCGACGAGGGGTACCAAAGATTATGGAAGTGTGGCAGAGCCTGGCTGAATGCACCTGTCTTGAAAACAGACGATCCGAAAGGGTCCGTGAGTTCGAATCTCACCGCTTCCACCAAATATAGCCTATTAGCTCAGTGGTAGAGCACCGTCTTGATAAGGCGGGGGTCCTTGGATCGTTCCCAAGATAGGCTACCAACTATAAGGAGAAAACAAAATGGGGCGGTCGCAGTTATTATTTTGGTTATCATAGGGTTGATTTGGATTGACAAAACATTGAAGTGAACATATAATACAAACACTAAGGAGAAAGACATGAAGCGAGGTAAACCTTAGTGTCGCCTGGAATCCCGTATGGTCCAGGTTGGCACAGTAAATCAACTTAATACGGACTATATGGGAGTATAGCTCAGCGGTAGAGCAGCGGACTTTTAATCCGTTGGTCCAGGGTTCAAATCCCTGTGCTCCTACCATATAAAAACACACTTAACTCCAAACATAGTTAGAGTACTGGGAAAGGCCACCTTCTAGGAAAAAGGCATAAGTGTGTTTCTATATGGTAATGTAGCATAATGGTAGTGCAACACCTTCATACGGTGCCCAGTGAAAGTTCAACTCTTTCCATTACCACCAGACTTAAATAAGTGTATGAAAGAGCTACTGAAAAATCTGCCGCAGATATTAGCTGCGATGCCAGAACTAGTAAAGTACCTGAAATACATTCCAATTCTAATGATCCTTGCAGGCCTAGGTTTCGGAGCAGTCTACCTAGTACAAAATCGCAAAGATCCTTACAAGTGTGTAAATAATCACGTTTTTGAACAACTAAGATTAGACAGCGATGTCTATGTGTTCAAAGGCGGCACCTGTGTGGACGCTAAAGATCTATAACTGTTGGCGTGTAGTGTAATGGTAACACCACAGACTTTGACTCTGTTATTCTAGGTTCGAGCCCTAGCACGCCTGCCAAGCTCTTGTAGTTAAGTGGTATAACACTGTCTTGGTAAGACAGAATCACAAGTTCAATTCTTGTCTAGAGCACCATACACCGGTCCGTAGCTCAGTGGAAGAGTTCTGGTCTTCGAAACCAGCAGTCGGGAGTTCGAATCTCTCCGGACCGGCCATTTCAAGGAGATTGTTATGAAAGCAACTATGCTTAAAAATCGTTTTAATAATGAGCGTTTTGTCTGTGACGATATCCGTGTGACCGAAAACATTGATGGTGTAGAATACATCATAGTTCATCGTCCGAATGAGCATCGTGAATTTAAAATGCGTCGCGATGCATTAGAGAAAATTGAAAGAATTAAAGAACCTGCAAAATAAGACGATACCATCAATGGTGTTGCTAGTGTAATGGTTGCACGGCTGTCTGTGAAACAGTAAGGCAGGGTTCGATTCCCGGCTTCACCCCAAATATGCCAACTTAGCAAATGTGGTCATTGCAGCCGCCTGAAGAGCGGTAGAACCTGGTTCGATCCCAGGAGTTGGCACCATATACGGATGTGACGGAATAGGTATACGTATCAGACTTAAAATCTGAGTTTCGTGGGTTCGAATCCCACCATCCGTACCAAACACGCCTCTGCCGATGGAGCGGTGCCAGGTCTTCTAAACCAGGTTATGGGAGTTCGAATCTCTCCAGAGGCGCCAGAATATAGTTGACATTTGTCAACAAAGAATACATAATATACATTGTTTGCCCCGGTGGTGTAATGGTAGCCACGCTGGTCTTAGAAGCCAGTGCCTAGTGCGTGTCGGTTCGAGTCCGACCTGGGGCACCAAATGCATCGTTAGTTCAGCGGTAGAACGTCGCCCTTACAAGGCGAATGTCAGTGGTTCGACTCCATTACGATGCACCAGATTTAGGAAGGATGGCTGAGAGGCTGAAGGCAGCGGTTTGCTAAACCGTCGATCTCTGTAAAAGTGGTCCGAGGGTTCGAATCCCTCTCCTTCCACCAAGTTTAAAAAAGGAAACTAAATGTTGAAACCTACCGCAAATTATAAGATGTCAAAGGCTTTAAAGACCAGTTTAGCACTGAGTAAATTTTCTAGCACACAACAACGTAATGATTGGAAACGTGCCATGATTGGTGCAGAACTTGCTGCCGCGATCCAACCTAAGAGAGAGAAAAATCGTAGAGAGGACAAGGGAGAATAATATGCAAGTTAGAGTTAATACAACAGAAAAAATTGGAACCTGCGGCTGTGGTCGTAGCCCAACCGGAGATTGTATTGGTTGGCACGGATTAAGTGAATCAGAGTTCCAAGCCAAACTTCAAGAATACCTAGCAGAAGAAGAAAAGAAAAATAATTAACGTATTGGGGGATTAGTTAAATGGGATAACAACGGCTTTGCAAGCCGTGATTAACAGTTCGATTCTGTTATCCTCCACCAATATGCCCTTTTAGTTAAATGGTATAACAGTTGATTTGTAATCATCAATTGGCAGTTCGATTCTGTCAAGGGGCACCAAGATTATCAAAATGTCTTGACAAAGACATAAAACAGTGTATAATAAGTTTTGTTGAGTTAGAAATAACTCAACCGGTGAGGTGAAAGGTAGATGAGGATAGACACTAGGCTTAGGTTTTATACCTAATCCGAACTTATCTGGCAAAGACTCTTGAAAAGTCTTCGTGCTTGAGTGAACCGATTCTTACATACCTGTCAATTGCTGATCGGAAATATTCAGGCCACTGTCGCCTGTCTATTGCACGTTGTCAAGGATTGATAAAATCCGTTTGTCATTTGTCCGGTCTATTACTTGACCTTTCATTGATCCGTCAGTATAATATAAGGAAGCAAGATGGCAAGAATTTCGTCAGAAGAAGCAGTGAAGCAAATTGGTAATAGATTTGATCTTGTACTGATAGCTAGTCAACGTGCCAGAGAACTTAAAAATGGTTCTCTACAAAGAGTAGACGGCAAGGATGCATCTCCTACTATTACAGCTCTTAGAGAAATCGAACAAGGTAAGTATACCAAAGCAGAATATCTAACAAAATTAAAGAAAAAGGAAAAGGCAAAATGGGAATGAATATCACACTGCGCAAGGCTAATGCTGTACAGAACAGCATCAATGATGTAATTAAAAACATCAGCTTCGACACCACTGTAGAACTGAACGAGTTCCAAGATCCCGGTGTAGAGTTGACCAAGGCCAACGAAGCCTTGTTTACGGCAGATGCCCGTAGACAGAAACTGACGATGGCTCTATATAATATCAGAGCTTTGGTTGGTACTGCTAATGCCGCTAGTGATATTGATACTACACTAGCTAAAGCTGCGTTTATTGACAAGAGGATTGGTCAATTGGAACAGCTGGCTACATTGAAGCCTTACACTGATCTCGATGTGATCAAAGGTAAACTTGAGAAGATCAAGAGTCTCAAGGACGAAGCTCGTAGCAGAATTTACGGCTACGGCGATACAGTAAGTACTACTGTGGTTAGCAAGGAGCAAATCGCTCAGGCCAAGGCAGAAATCCTTAACCTGAAAAAGCAAAAGCAAAAACTCAATGATGAAATTTTAGAGTTGAACATTAAAACTGAGATTCCGCTCAGCGATGAAGTTGTTCAAGTCCTTCAAGAAGAAGGCTTGCTCTAACAGACCCCGGGGTCCCTTCCTCGTTATTAAAGGGGGTAATTGACTTCACCAGAATGTCAGGGTGCAAACGGTAACGACCCCAAGGCCCTCTTTAGGGGCGACTTGAGACACCGTGGCGGCAGAAGCAGAACTGACGACAAAAACCTAAATACTGATCGACAGGGTAGACAACTCAGTCTAGGGCGGAACAGGGAACTGTGGCTAGACACTTTTATTGATAGCATTCAGCGGGTATCGTTTGTGGACGCACAGACTCATGAGGAATAGGGCCATCTTACTCTTCTGATAAAACCGTGAGCAATGGCTTATGAGGAGAATCGAACTCCACTCAGAAATTCGCTCAGTCCTATAAGGCTTGAGTACTATCAATAAAAGTTTGACGCGGAGTATAGAAATGGTATCTTGTCAGTCTCATAAGCTGACGTTGGGGGTTCGACTCCCTCCTCCGCAACCAATCATCCGAGTGTAGGATAGCCTGGTTCATTCCGCCTGCTTTGGGAGCAGGATGTCGCAAGTTCGAATCTTGCCACTCGGACCATTTACTCGCTGTAGTTCAATGGACAGAACGAGTTCCTCCTAAGAACTAGATCCAGGTTCGATTCCTGGTAGCGAGGCCAAGTGTTAAATAGTTTTATGCGGGTAGACAGGACAAGGGGCGTCCAGCAGCCTTCCAAGCTGAAGATCGCGGAGTTCGACTCTCCCTACCCGCTCCATAATAAATGCAAGTAATAGATCAAAACGATACCTTCCGGAAGTTTGACTTTAGCTCTGTAATTACTGAGCAGGATAATAATATCGCCATAGGCATTATTAAAGAAATTATCGCTGACGGAAATTACTTTGCAAATTCTCCTAAGTATCAAACCAAAGAAAATATTTTTGCTAGAGCAGAAGACATCTGGTTAAAATATAGAATGAGTTTTTTATTCAGTGTTTTCTTATATCTAGGTCGTGAAGTTAAAGTTTCTAATATGATGGCCTGGTCATTTATGACTAATCTTGAGGGTGCCGAAAATCGAGAAAATCTTTGGCATCATCATTGGCATCCATCTAAACCCGAATCTAAAATTATGAGCGGGATCTTTTATCTTGATATTCCCAACGATGTAAAAGATCTAGATTACTGCGGAACAGAATTCGCTCCGGAAGGTTTAGAATCCGATGTGAAATTTTTTGTAAGACCTTCCAAATACAATTGGCTGATTTACCCTGGTGATAAATGGCACAGACCGGGAATAGTGCAGAGTAATGAATACAGGTTTATATTAGCTGCGGACGTTGAATATCTCTAATGCGGGTATGATGTAATGGTAACCTACAACTTTGCCAAAGTTGATTTGCGAGTTCGATTCTCGCTACCCGCTCCAAACTGCCCCTTTAGTTAAATGGTATAACAGGTCCCTCGTAATGATCAATTGGCAGTTCGATTCTGCCATGGGGCACCATTTGACAGTAATTAAAAAATAAACTATAATAATACAAAGGAGATTATAATTTATGATCAAGGACGTATATGTCAAAAACTGATATTATAGAACTAGTTGGTGTAGTAGAAGAAGTGCTGCCGGGCAGTATGTATAGGATTAAATTAGAGCAGATGTCTAAACCTATTGTTTGCTATACAGGCGGTAAATTGAAACAGCATAAAATTAAAATAATTTTAGGTGATAAAGTAAAGGTAGAAGTCAGTGCCTATGATCTAACCAAAGGTCGTGTCACATATCGTTTATAAGGAAATCGAGATGAATCCGTGGATCCAAAATGTATCGCTGAGCGATATTAAAAAAGGTCATCATATCGATGCAGGTATTAATTCCATGCTGATTCAAATTGTCGATCCTGATATGGAGTTTCCTACTCCCGGCTATCAGTTCAAAGAAATTCATCAGTTTGAATTTCTTGATCTAGAAAAGTCAGACGACACCATCAACGATGCTTGGAAAATCTCTGACGCACAGGCTGAGCAACTTATTCAACTGCTACAACGAGCATTTGATAATCATATGAACGTTGTAGTTCATTGTGTGGCTGGTGTTTGTCGCAGTGGTGCTGTCTGCGAGATTGGTGTTATGATGGGCTTCCGTGATACTGAAGTATTTCGTTCGCCTAATCTCTTAGTCAAGCACAAGATGATGAAGTGCTTGGGTTGGACCTATGACGAGCAGGAGCCTCACACAATTAATGGGGCTCCTGTCGAAGAAGATTGGACCAACGATAACGAAAAGGTTTTTACTTTGGCAGCAGCTCGTCGTGAGCGTAGACAGAGTGAAGGAGATATCTAATTGGAATACGCTATTGTAACTCGAAGCAAACAAACTAAGGCTTTTTTTGAGCGCATTGTTCCTAGAATGATCAAAGAGCTCAAATTAACTAGTAGTCGTAAAACTGTAATGATCAAAGTGACCAATACAGAAGTTGGAGATCATGAAGGTGCTACTGTTCCGTTAGATGTGATCGACAGTTATGTGGTATTAATTAAACCTAGAAGTTTGAAAGACATGGGCATAACACTAGCTCACGAAATGGTTCATGTCAAGCAATTGGCTAAAGGAACATTGAAGCAGGTCAACGGTGTAAATTATTGGAATGGTCGACGCTATCGTAAAAATCACAAGTATCTGAATCTACCGTGGGAAATCGAAGCATTTTCTCGACAGGAATTACTGTTTCGCAAATCAATAGAATAGAAAGGAGGGCAATATGCCTAGCGTATTTTTAGTAAGCGATACGCACTTTGGACACGCTGGCGTTTGCCGTTTTACACGGGACGATGGCTTTACAAAGTTGCGTCCGTGGGACGATCCTGCGGAAATGGACGAAGCTATGATCAAGGCCTGGAACGATCGAGTCAAGCCCACAGACAAAGTCTACCATTTAGGCGATGTTGTGATCAACAGAAAAGCCTTAGCCACATTAGGTCGGTTAAACGGCGACAAAGTATTGATACGTGGAAATCACGATATTTTTCGTGATACAGATTACAACCAATACTTTCGTGAGTTAAGAGCCTATCACGTCATGAATGGTATGATATTGAGCCATATTCCTGTCCACGAAGCATCGTTGGGACGTTTTGGTGTAAACATACACGGACACTTACACGCAGGCCGTGTAAAAAAAGCTCGTGGTGTAGACGCTAGAACAGGTGCAATATTGTACGGAGACGAAATCGATCCTCGTTACCACTGTGTTTGCGTAGAACAAACACCTGACTTTGCACCTATCTTGTTTGAAGACGTGTTAAAGCGTATCGAAGCAGAAGGTGGGCAAGTAGGGTTTAGGAACGGCAACGGTCCTACAATGTGACATTATCTACGTACTTTTAGGGCTCTTCGGAGCCCTATTTTTTTGGCTATAGGTTATCAAACAGACGGCATAAATAATACAACAAGAGATAGCTCCAGGAGTCGATTACTATGCCTTTACAAATTCGCAGAGGAACAACAGCGGAAAGAACGTCAATTAGGCCCATCATAGGCGAATTGATCTATGATACAACACTCAAACAAGTTTTTGTCGGTGACAGCACAGACGGGGGCGTTACTGGCACCCTTGGCGGAACTGCTGTTACAGCTTTCGGAACAGAAGATGCACAAGACGCTGTAGCCAGTGTTCTTTCCTCTGGTACACATACCGGTATTTCGTTTACCTACGACGACGCTGCTAATAAAATTTCTGCTACTGTAGGGGGTGGGGTCGTTGTCCTAGATATCAAAGGTTCTGTATTCACAGATGATACTAGCACAGTGTTAGTAGATAGTGTATTAGGTGCTATAAATTTAGATAATACTATTAGAAGCAATGTAATACCTTATGTAGATTCAACCTATGATCTCGGCAGTGCTGCTAAAAGATTTAAAGATTTATATTTGAGCGGTTCCAGTCTTTATGTGGGAAACGCTGTAATAACAGCTACAGGCTCAGCTATTAATTTACCAGCTGGCTCCACGGTTGGCGGTGTAGCTATTGGTTCGGGATCAGGCGACGGTGTAATAACCGGCAGTAATTACAATATAAACATCGTAGCAGACGACAGTACCGTTTTATTAAATTCAGGAACAGGTATTATTACTGCTCCGGGAGGATTTGTTGGTAATCTCACTGGCAATGTTACTGGTGCTATGACCGGTGCTGTCTTTGGTAATGTAAGATCTACTAATGGCGTTACTGTGTTGAATTCAGGCACCACAGGAGATGATGCTTCGTTTGTTGGTATTGTTACCGGTGATATTTACGGTTCGGTATTAGCTGAAGACAGCACCGTGATCGTAGATCAATTGAATCAATCGGTGAATGCATCAGGAGGATTTACAGGCAATCTAGTAGGTAATGTTACAGGTAACCTAACAGGTAATGTTACAGGTAACCTAACAGGTAATGTTACAGGTAACCTAACAGGTAATGTTACAGGTAACCTAACAGGTAATGTTACAGGTAACCTAACAGGTAATGTTACAGGTAACCTAACAGGTAATGTTACAGGTAACCTAACAGGATTACATATTGGTGATGCTATAGGATCTGTGTTCGCACAAGATTCTACCCTTCTTGTTAACGGTGTAGATGGGAAAATCGTAGGACCAATAGAAACTAATTCTATTTTGATAGATAAAAACCTAGGTGGTATATTAATAGAATCGGAAGGGGATGTAAATGATTCCTATGATTTATTTACTATAAAGCTAGCTAATAGCGAAGTTGACGGATCTCCTAAACTACAACTCAGATCTAGAGGAACTATAAATAGTCCAACTGTGATTTTAACCGGTGATGCGATTGCCTCAGATTACTATATGGGATATAACGGCACTACACACATTCCTGCGGTACTTGTCACAGCGAAAGCTAGCGGAACTGTTACTACAGGAGGAGCTGTTCCAGGAGCTTTCGAAATATCGACACTTAATAATGCCGGATCTCTAGTATCGGCATTTAAAGTAGATCATACACAATTAGTTCATGTAGCAAATAACAGTGTGGCGGCCGGAGGAGGATCAGGTCAAGTAAATGTCGGCGGCGGAGTAGTTGGTTATCTCAAATTAAATATTGGCGGAACAGATTATGCTATTCCGTATTATGGTTTAAATCCTTAAATAAAAGCCCGTTAAGGGCTTTTATTTTATAAATACTTCCGCATTGAGTTCTATAATTTTATTTTTTAATTTTCCCGATCTTCTTAAAACCCAAATATTTGTATAAGTAGGTACAAAATCTTTGAACTGGCATTCTATCTTGTAAGCTGTTTTCTTTTCTTGCCAATTTTCTAAATTATAATTTGATTCGATATAGTCAAGAGGCAAATATTTAGGATTCATAACAAATCTTTTTTGAATTTCGATTATTGTAGGATCTATATAACCGAGAGATTTAGAAAACTCAATTATAAAAATTAAAACTGTTTCTAAATTATCATAGATCAATGAATGACTTTTTCCGTTATAATGATGAACAGGAATATCAACCATTAAGGTCCCTGTATCAAATAAATATCTAATATTTTTTTCTACTTCTCTATACTCATTTCCTAAGATTCCTTGATCTTGTTTCAACGAATTTAAAAGTTTGCTGTAGAATTTTTTATAAGGTATATCTAACACATTTCTACAATATTTAGAAATTATTTGACTCCAACCTAGATAATGAAAATTTTGTACGGTCCAATGAAACATATAAGCATCGGTTAGATCATTTTTACTCATCGTGTTAGTTTCACATACTAAATCTGTATATTCCGGAATATTGCTTAAATCATTAAAAGAGAATGGTTGATAATTTTCGCATCTAATTGTTTTTATACCGTACTTAAATTTTTGAACCTGATTTAATTCAGTATTCTCCATTACATTTGCAAGATACATTTCACATTGAGTATGCTGACCTAGCTCTAATAATTCGGATATACCATCTATAAAACTTTCTAGTGTTTCTTCAGGTAACCCTAGTATTACTTCAGTGTATGTTGTAACTCCATATTGATGACTCAACGCATACATATTTTTCAGATCGTTACTGGCCATATTATCTCTTTTTATAACCTCAAGAGTCTTTGGATTCATGCTCTGTACACTAAGAGTAACTCCTCGACCCAAAGGACCCAGGGCCTTAGCAACTTTAAATATGTGTTCATTACTATTTTTTGCATAGGTAACATTTACATATTCTAAACATGAATTTTTACTATATTTCTCTAATATAGTAGCTATTTCTAAATCTCTTTCTTTGAACGCCCCAAAATTTGCATCTGTAATAAACAGAGTAGTAATAGGATTCTTTGTTACCCATTCTATTTCATCTTTTACCCGTTCTAAATTAAATCTTTTTACCTTGCCGTAGGTAGTACTACCCCAATCGCAAAAAGTACAAGAATACGGACATCCTCTATTAGTTTCTAGTACTCCTTGAAAAAAATCTTCTGGAGATTCGGCAATGATATCGTCAAAAAAACCAATAAGGTAGGGACTAGGAATTTCTAAATTCTCTAATCTTTTTTTCGTATATAACTCTTGAAGTTTGTTGCCTGCATCTATAGTTCTAAGAATTTCTAAAAAACTTTCTTCACCTTCTCCGAAAACAATAGAATCAATAAAATCATATTTTAAATGATTACTTCCTGATTGAGGTCCTCCAAATACTATATGTGTCTCAGGCCATAATTCCTTAATTTTTTTTGCAGCCGTTAAATTATATTGTTCATTCCAACAGTAGCAACTAAAAACACATACGGTAGGGTCTTCTATTTTTTTTAATACGGTATCAATAGGATCTCTCCTATAAATTTTTCCTTTTACTTCCCAATTTAATTTTATATCATCGAACTGCTGAGCATAAGCCCAAAGACAACCAACCGAATATGGTAACCAATACTGTGTTCTTTCGCCGAATTTAGCAGAATAGTTACACTGAAAAAAATATATAGATTTCATCTTATTGTATTAACCTGACAAGTATGAAAATCAAAATTACTTGCATTAACAGCCCAATGCTCTTCGGTATGATCAAAGTACCAAACATCTCCCTTTTTCCATTTTCTAATAGAAAGATTTTCAAACTCTACGTATTGGCCAAATTTCCAATCTTCTAAAAATATTAAATATCTTATACATTTTTCGACTGTAGTCCCTAGTTTTTGTTTCAGTGTATAAAAATGATCAAAATGAGGTGCAATGATTTGATTAGGTCGAATGTTAATCCAACCCACAGTGCCGTTATATACGTTTAAAGAAGATTGAAATTTTTTCCATATTGGAGGTAACTGATCATCAAAGCTTTGTAAAAGATGACCGTTATTGAAATTTTCGTGCCATGATTCTCTCATTCCCGAATAAGGTATCTGTTGTTGGTAAACATAGCTTTGCAAATAGTCAGACCAAAAATCTTCTATTTGTCCGTGATATCCCTTCATTGAAAATAATCCTCTAAAGGACCTGTTCTTCTAAGATCTAACGTAGCACAATGAAACCCTCCACTAAGTGTACGAGCGTGTCTCATTGGCATCGGAATTACTGTAAATCCTTTTGATTCTAGGACTTTAATTAGAGATAGTTGATCTTTTCCTACTACCACAGTATTAGGATTTATGCTTAGTATATTCATTCCTATATAAGGACTACAAGGACTTACCGATCCTGGACCACTTGTCGGAACCGGAGTTTGAGCCACATCTTGAAAATAAATTTTATCCCATTTATCAAATAATTTAGGACAGTTTTCTGGAGTAACTCTAGTACTATTTAACAGTACTAATCCAGGCCTTAAAGGAATTATGGTACTGTCCATATGAGCGAAACTGTATATATGTTCTGCTGCGTGAACTCTGTATCCTCTTTTTTCTAATACGTTCTTTAACCATTTCATACCAAGATGATTTCCGGTATTGCTAATTTGAAAAAGAATGTCTTTACCCAATCTTACACAATTGGGAGCATCGAAGATCGGTTCTAAATTTCGAAGACTTGGTTTTTCTTTTATGTCTACAAATTGATAATTATCATCTGTCAATATAGGTTTCGGAGCAGATATCCATTCTACTCCATCATTCACTGCTTCTAACATGATGTCGTGATAGGCACGAGTTTCGAAATATCTTGCTCTGCAAGGACTCGGTGTTTCTATCATCAAATTATCGAGAGGTAACAACAAATCTCTTGGGCACCAAGTATACCATCCTGTTGTTTTCCATTCTGGAGTACTAAATTCTTTGCTATGATCGATTATTCTCGGTCGATGAACTTTTATTCCTATAGAAGACAGAGTATCTGCTAACACTTGCATATCTTCATTTGCTTCGTCTATCAACCATTGAGGATATCGACCCTCTAGTTTTTTTATTTGATCTATAGAATAATTACTATAGCACATATTCATGGTACTCGAATCTACAGTAGGCACCCGGGCGTTAGTGGCTACTCCAACAACAATCTCCTCTAACTGATCCCAATGATTATTTGATGATATTAACATTTTGAAAATTTTCTTTACTTGTACTAAATCTTAAGCTAATCCACCATTGATCTGTATTATTCCAAGCACAATGAGGAATCTGTGTATCAAAAATAATAGATTTTTCTTCAGCATGACTGTATATATCATTATCTATTTTGATACCAATTAAATTTGCATCTTCGCTAGGAACTATTACTCCGGTAAACACACTATACCAATTGTTTAAATCATAAGGTTCTCGATTCATATCATCTAGATGTAAAGGAACTATAGAATTGGGACCTATAGCTATACACTTTAAAGTGTTAACTCCGGGCATAGTTTGAACATAATTTCTAGTTTTAGAAAATTTTTTCTGTATTTCCTCTGTGGCAGCATACATGTGATCGTATAAAAAAATAACATATATCGAAACATTGGTTCTATCTTTCGGATGAACTTCTGTAAGATCGGGAGAATCGTCAAAATCTAAAACATTTATTAAATGCTCTTTAATATTTTGAAAATTTTTCATCTCGTCTCTAAAAATTTTTACACATTCCGTAATCATCCAAGGTGCGACATAATAATCTTGAGATACTGTCGTGTTCATTTTATAAAATCCTTATATTGTTCTATTTTAACTAACATGTTTTATAATATATTCAAGATTTACAGTTTTTATCGATTTCAATAGATCGATAAGAATTTGTTTTTCTTTTACATTTATAATATCTAAATGTTTAGGATATGTTACAAAATTAACACTCCAAAGAACATTTATTTCTTTTATGTATTTTTCTAATTCTTTTAAACCAAACCAATTATTAATGTGTAAAACTGTATTTACGGAAAGATCAAATTTTGTTGTTTTAATTTGTTTAATAAACTCATCTATTTGATTCCATTTACTTCCTCTACGAACCTGCTCATTTAGATCTTTGAAACCATCTAAACTGACGATGAATGAAACTTTTTTAAATTGTTCAAGAAGTATTATTGTATCTTTATCTAATAAAAAAGTACCATTAGTATTGTATACGATTTCTACATTAGACTTATCTTTAACAACATTTAAAAATTTTTGATGTCGATTAGTCATTAAAGGCTCACCACCTAAAAATAAAACTTTTTTTAAAGAATTAGGAATTTCAATAATTTCTTTAGTGGATTTAATATGTACTGATTTTTCTGCATTGGGATATTTTAATTTACTCCAAGAAGAACTAAATTCCTCATAGCAGCCATCACAAGTTAAATTGCAGATGTTATCAAAACCAATTTCTAAATATTCTATCGAAATCGTTTCACAATCATAAGTTTCATTAAATTCTTGTCTAAGACTTTTCTTCCCTATAGCTTCTTCGTAATAACACTTTTCGCAACCTTTGATAGGTATATTATCGACACTTTGTTTTCTTAGCTCGTTGTATTCTTTTAAGAATAGCACCTGTGAAACATTTCCATCAAATTTAGCAATAGGACTTTTAAATCTACAACAAGGAAAAATCCTATCGTCGCTTCGAATATTAGTGTGATGCCAAAATGCTGCACATTTAGATTCCATTAGCAGGATTCCTTATGAGTTGATCGTAGCCTGTTCGATCAAAATAATAATCTATATCTTCTTTTGAAATATAATATTCAGTTTTTAAAAAATCAAAAAATATTTCTTGATCTTTAATTTTTTCTAAAAGAAGATCATAATTGTGCATAACATCTTGTTCTATTTGATCAGAAAACTTATCCTGAATTTCTAGAAAATGTTTTGTATTTTCTACAACTGCTTGAAATTTTTCGGCGTCTGAATATATATTGGCATAGTCGGAAATTTTCATATAATTTAAAAAAGTTTTAAATCCTAATTTTTCTAGATATATGAGTTGTTCCGGATGACCTACTAGAATAAAAGGGTGTTGATGAAGTATTGTTCTCCATGTTTTTTCTGTGACAAAATTATGATTATCTCTCCAATAATTTGGACCTTCTGTAATCACACTAAAACTTGTTTCAGCAAACACGTTCGGATCTAAATAGACTATATTTCTAGTCCACTCTTCATTGGCTAAATCATAAAAAATTTTATTTTCTGATTGATTGGCATAATCACCTAAATAACAAGACGCTTTGACATACGTGTCGTCTAAAGACCTTTGACAAAATTTTAAAAATTCTTGGTATTGATTATCATTCCAATGAGAAAGATAATTTCTACAATATTTTTTATCATTAATTGTATCAGGAGGAAAAAATGTCCATACACATCTATCAAACATTCTTTCTTCGTAAAATTTACTATACAACCCAATTCTATTAGGTCTGGCAGAATTTCCTCCTAACAATAAAAATTTTTTATTTTTTTCTTTTTTATATTTTGGTATACTGTCCAAGATATTCCTATAACCGTTGTAAGTCATTCTAAGAGTATAATCAAAATAACAATAAGGTAATCCAATATCTCCTATCGTTTCTCCATGTCCCGAAACAATTAATA